ATTATATCGAGTATAAACTAGGTAAAGATTTTACTCAAGAACAATTCCTTATGGAGTTTGAGGAGGCAGCAACGTTTCCTCAAGTGTCTATCAACAACAAAGCAATAGGTGGATGCAAAGAAACTCTAAAGTTCCTCCAGGAACAAAAGATGATTTGACTATGGATAGGGGGTTTGAACTCCTTCTTCGTACCCGCAAACGGAAACCAAACCACGTAAGAATAATTACGTTATTCAAAATGTTTGGGATGAAATATTCCCTACATATAGAAAGAGAGGGCAACAATTATGTCTCTTGATTCTACGACGATTTTTGTAGCGATGGGTGTTATCATCCTACTACAGACCGTTGGTTTAGGACTAGTAATTGGTTATCTAGTTCGGGCATACGTCTTTGATGTAACCCCACAATATAGTCACCCAGAAATGTTTGATGAGAACGGTAATCCTGTTGCTGAATCACTCATCTCCTTCCGATTTGAAGGTGACATCCCACGTTTAGATGAATTTGACGACTAATTATGGCTACAACAAAACTTCCTAACAACCCTTTGGTCTCTGAACTGTTCAAAGCAGTGCACGGTGCTAAGACTGTGGATAAGAAGGTTGAGATCTTGGAATCTCATAAGCGGGATGACGTAAAGGCAATCCTTATTTGGAACTTCGATAAGAAGATTCAAAGTGCTATTCCTGCTGGACCTGTACCTTACAAGGTAAATGATACTCCTGCTAATGCAGTGGGTCACACTCGTTTAGTACAAGAGTGGAGGACACTGTATAACTTTATCCGTGGTGGTAACGATAGACTATCTCAGATGAAGCGTGAGATCATGATGGTTCAACTGCTAGAGACTCTTCATGCTGACGAGGCAGAGATTGTTGTCCTCGCTAAAGATGGTGAACTACAGAACAAGTATCGCATCACTCGTAGCGTCGTAGAGAAAGCGTACCCTGAGATCGTTTGGCGTGACAAGTGAAGTTCCTCATTGATCTAACAGATCATTGTAACTCCAAGTGTCCTTTGTGTGCTAGACATAAGACATCATATAATGATGAGGTAGCGGTACTAAAACCGGACCCATCAATGAATCGTTCTTCCATTAGTCTTGAGCAATGGAAGGAGTGGTTCCCACCAGAGACCCTTAGGAAGACAGAGTTGATGTACTTCCAAGGGTCTTTTGGTGAACCTACATTGTGTGAAGATCTGTTAGAAATATATTCCTACACTCTAAATGTGAATAGGAATATCATCTTCCAGATGAGTACTAATGGAGGCACCCGAGACCAAGAGTTCTGGGGTAAACTTGGTGCCCTCATGGGAGCATCGCATAAAGATTCTTTTCTTATCTTTTCTATTGATGGTCTAGAAGATACCATACAACAATACAGGGTAGGTGTAGACTACAATAAAGTAATCAGTAGTGCTAAGGCATTCATTGCCGCTGGTGGACCTGCTGTGTGGAGGATGCTAGTCTTCAAACATAATGAGCATCAAACTAAGCGTTGCAAGACACTCAGTCGGTTGATGAAGTTCAAAGACTTTCAACACACGAAGGTCAATGATATGTATGATGCTAGTGGGAAGGGAGATGGTACTTTTACTTACGAATACAAAGGCACAGTCAGAAAACTAGAGGTAGTTTCTGATTCTGCACATGTATTCAAAAACAATCCTGTCGCTGAGGATAGTCCTGTTGACTGTAGATACAAGCATCAGCGGGGTAAACCAGGTCAACTTAGGATTGATAGTCGTGGTGTAGTTCATGCTTGCTGCTTCCACCAGTCACGTCTGAGGTTCTTCTACCCAGAGTTCTATGTTCATGATGACATTGATGCTCCAGCAGAGTTTAGGGACATCAAGAACCCAAACAAGGGGGTGGGTGCTGAGTATATGCAGAAGGTATTCTGGGACAATGTTATCCCATTGATTGAAGACCAGGGTGGTATCAAATCTATATGCTTACAACATCATAGTCTTGAGGAGATATTACAGACTCCATTTTTCCAGCATACTCTTGTGGACTCTTGGGATAAGAGACCACATATCTGTGCAGATTACTGTGGCACTAAGCGGTGCAGCAGTTGACTGACCTACATAATATATGGTATAATTACCATACGTTCATCTCACAGTGGTGTGAGACGCAAGTAAGTCGCGGAACGGAGCCGTTCATCCCATGTTTGAATTTCTTTTATATACATCACTCACTTGTCAACAAGCCGAAGGAATTATCCTGAGGATGCAAGCATCCGAGTATATCGAAAGTGCTTTCAAAGTTGAACTTGTGGAGACCGTAAAGGAATCTACACCTGAGTGTTATTGGGACGCAAACGACTAAAGGAACGGACCTAAAAATCCAACTACTTTAGGAGTAAGACTGATGAGTACCATCACTTATCGCGGCGTCAAGTATGACGCTGAAAGCTACAAGGCAAAGGTTCTTGAAGAGCGAGACCAACGCCACAACCATGACCTCATGTATAGAGGTATCAAGGTTGAGCGTAAGTTCGCTTCCAAATCCTGACAACCAATAGAGAGGTCTTGACACCTCTCTTTTTTTATCTTATGTTATACGTATGGAACGAGACAAACTAAAAATTATTATCTCCGACCTAGAGATGCTACTGAGTGCTTTGAAAGCAGAAGTGTACTCTGATGTGGAGTCGTATCGCTTTGATGAATGCGACCCTGTTGAACTTGACTACGACGAAACATACGAAGGTCCATGAAACCAACTGTAACCCTGGTAAGCAACACGCCTGACGCTGAGCAGCTAATGGCGTACGTTGCCCGAGTAAGCAATCCTTCTAACCAAGAGAACGAAAAGTATGCTGGGTTGCTTAGGTACTGCATCAAACACAATCACTGGTCTGTGTTTGAGCAATCTACTATGACTCTAGAGATCAACACTACACGTGCAATCGCAGCTCAGATTCTAAGGCATAGGTCTTTTACATTTCAAGAGTTTTCGCAACGCTATGCAGACTCTAGTCTGTTGAGGGATAGCATTCCTCTTCCAGAATTGCGTCGTCAAGATGATAAGAACCGCCAGAATAGTATCGATGACATGGATGAATTTGAGGTTCAGATTCTAGAGAAACAGATGACAACTCTGTTTGATTCTGCCATGTCCCTGTATCAGCAGATGCTTGAGCGTGGTGTGGCAAAGGAATGTGCAAGAAATGTGCTTCCACTTTGTACTCCCACCAGAATCTACATGACGGGTTCATGTCGCTCCTGGATCCACTACATCAACTTGAGAACTGCTAACGGTACTCAGAAAGAGCACATGCAGGTCGCAGAGGAGGCAAAGAAGATATTCATAGAACAATATCCTTCGGTGAGTGAAGCATTAGAATGGCAAGAATCTGCGGAATAAATTTATCACACAACGGATCTGTTGCTATTGTTGAAGACGGTGAAGTTGTTTTTTATTTGGAGGAAGAAAGACTTAGTAAGATCAAACGTGACCGGTCTGCTATTCAGGTAGTAAAAAAGTATCTGGACTCTAGTATTGACAAGGTTACTATTTGTGACTGCTACACCAGATATTATCCAGAGAAGTTTATTCTTCGACTCAAGCAGAAGAGTAACCTGACTAGAATTGTAAAGGATCTAGGCATCCCTATCGTAGATTATCGTAACAGGCATCATGAATGTCATGCTGCCAATGCTTTTTATAATTCTGGATTTGATGATGCTGTCTGCGTGGTGATGGATGGGAAAGGATCTGCTGTTGTCAAGAATGAACTAAACTTCTGTGAAGTTGAAAGTATTTTTGTTCACGATGACGATGGATTCATTCCTATCTTCAAACACTTCTCAACTTTTTGGAGTGAAGAAGAGTGTGCCAAACTAAAAGAACCATACTGGGATGGAAGTTACTTCTACAGTGACCGCACTAGTGTAGGTCAAGCGTACCGTAGGGTGTCACGTTTCTGTGGGTTTGATGAACGCGAGGCAGGGAAGACTATGGGTCTAGCACCATACTGCGAGACCAAACAGGAACCTAATCTATTCAACGTTGAATATGATCACAGTGTGTGTAGCAAGGAATTGTATGCAGAAGGACACACCACCAGGTATTCTGGTCCAGAGTGTACTAAAATAGAACTGGCACATCGGTTACAAATATCTGCTGAACAACATGCTATACGCATTATTCGCAAAGCAGTTATGATGACTGGAAAAACAAACGTTGTTGTTAGTGGAGGATTTTTTCTCAACTGTGTCGCTAACTATAAGATCATGAAAGAACTCGATATAAATCTATATGTCGATCCTCTTTCTTATGATGGAGGTCTCTCCATTGGTTCAGCATTACTAGAACATTATGAAGACACTTTATTTGGGACCCGTCTATACCCTGAACCATATCAAGGGGGATAAAGTAAAACTGCAAGATGTTGTAGACTTGCTGTTGAAACAACAACCTGTCGCAATTTATCAGGGCAGGTCTGAGGCAGGACCACGTGCACTTGGCAACAGATCATTGATCTATGATCCACGTGATCCTAATGCCAAAGCAAAGATCAATAGAATAAAAAAGCGAGAACAGTTCAGACCTTTCGCTGCTAGTGTGATGCTTGAGTATGCAAATGATTGGTTTGATATGGCAGGACTGAGGGAGTCTCCTCACATGATGTATGCCATGGACTGTTGGGATGACAAGCGGAGTCAGATACCAGGTGTGTTGCACGTAGATAATACCTGTCGTATTCAGACGGTAACTTCCAGACAGAATAAGAACTACTACGATTTGATCAATGCATTCTACGATCGTACAGGTGTGCCTATGGTATTCAATACCTCATTCAACTTGGCAGGTCAACCATTAGTTGAGTCTCCAGAGGATGCTATGGAAACCTTTCATGGATCAGAGATACCTCACCTGTATTTCCCTGAAGTTGGACGCCTGATTTCAAAATGAACTTTTTGTTTACCGAAAACCGGAAAAAAAACTCCGGCAAAAATTTGGTCATAGGGGTCAACCTATCTAACAATGGATCTATCTGTGCATTATATGAGGGCAAGGTAATATTTTACCTGGAAGCCGAAAGACTTACGCGAAAAAAATGGGATCATCGGGTCAAGACCCTGATCAAATACTTACCACAGGCAAGTCACATTGCATTAGCAGACTCTCACTGGGTGCGTGGCAATAAGAAGGTGGACAACATCAAAGACCTGATGAAGTTCAAGAAAGAATTCCCTGATGCAAAGATCCATGACTATAGAAAGCATCATCACCTGACTCATGCTGCTTGTGGATATTACAGTTCAGGTTTTGATGAAGCATCTTGTATTGTAGTTGATTCTAATGGTTCTAAGACTAGTGATGGACTTGAAATAGAATCTATATTTTCTGCACCTGATTTTACTACTACTCACAGGAGGATGTTTGGTCCAGGCAACATAGGTTGTGGTCGTCAGTTTGAGGAGACTGCTCTAATGTATGGGTGGGACCGTCGAGATGCTGGTAAAGTTATGGGTATGAGTGCATACAATAATGAACCTGCACTCAGCACTCAATTGCAGTGGGAGCAGAGATATGAAGAACTTTTAGAGATGCGAACATCTGATAACGTTGTAGTTGTTGGTGGTTGTTTTCTAAACTGTGTCGCTAATTATAAAATGAAGAAGAAGTTCCCTCATATAAATCTATATGTGGAACCCATTGCTCATGATGGAGGCACCGCTATTGGAGCAGCATATCTAGCATACTATGAAACCAAAACTTGACATCTTAGATGTAAGTGCTTCAATAGGATGTAACTTGCAATGTAAAGGTTGTAATCATTTCAGTAATTATTTTGCACCTAGTAGTAAATTAGATACTGATCAGTTACTCGAAGACATTGCTACAATACTTCCACGATTAGACGTAAATCGAATCTCCATTATTGGTGGAGAACCGTTGTTGAATCCACGTTGCAAAGAGATTCTCAATGCATGTACAACATACTCTAGTTCTCCTGTCTATCTCTACAGTAATGGTCTATTGCTCCTACAAAATGAAGCATGGATCAAAAAATGTTTAGAGAACCCACAGGTATATCTAAGAATTAGTATCCATGTTGATCTAGTTGAAGAGGTGATCAAAAAATTCAATCACCCTAAGGTGCTTGTTACTGAACACCACACGGGCAAGGATCGTTGGTTCAACTCAATCAAGAAGCATGATGGTAAGGTACATCCTTACAACCATGGTAAACCTGATAAGAGTTTCAAAGCATGTTCCTGTCCCAATACTCAATTATACAATGGTAAGTTATGGAAGTGCCCTAATACAGCATTTCTAAAAGAACTATTGTATGTGACTGAACAATCTGATGATGAAGACTGGCAAGAATATCTTGTCGATGGTCTAAAAGTTGACTGTACTGAAGAGGAATTGACAAATTTCTGTAATGATAGTAAAATTGCAGAAAGCGTATGCAATATGTGTACTGCTAGACCACTCAAGTTCAGTGCTGCCCTGCAAGAAAAAACTCAAAGAAAGGCAATCAAAACCTAATGCCCGTATACCCTGTAAAAAATCTAGAAACTGGTGAGACTAAGGAGTTGACATTGACCGTTGCTAACTACGATCAATGGCGTAAAGACAATCCTGGTTGGGACAAAGACTGGTCCAAAGGTGTTGCTTCTGCCGTTAGTGGCACTGGTGATGTCTATAGTAGGACTGATGGCGGATGGAATGAAATTCTATCTAAAGTTGCACAAGTTCCTGGTTCTCAAGTCAAACCCCAAAAAATCACACACTCATAATGACTGCACGTCGCAAGAAGATCATGTCATCTGTAGGTGCTGGAATGACAGCGAAACAGATGCGAAGAAAGAAACCCATCAACTCAGAGGCGATGGTGCCTATTGAAGCAATCACTGACAATCAAAAAATTGTCTTTGATGCATACAATGAGGGTAAACATTTGTTTCTCTATGGGTGTGCTGGCACTGGCAAAACATTCATTACTCTTTATCTTGCTCTGCGTGAGGTATTAGATCCATTCACACCTTACAATAAGGTGGTGCTGGTTCGCTCACTAGTTTCTACACGTGAGATTGGTTTCCTACCAGGAGATCATGAAGATAAGTCTGCTCTTTACCAAATTCCTTATAAGAATATGGTAAAGTATATGTTTGAACTACCCACTGACAATGAATTTGAAATGCTTTGGGGAAACCTGAAGACTCAAGAGTCAGTTACTTTCTGGTCCACTAGTTTCATCCGAGGTACTACACTTGATGATTCTATTATTATTGTGGACGAATCTCAGAACTTGAACTTCCACGAACTTGATAGTATTATTACTAGGGTTGGTGAGAACTGTAAGATTATGTTCTGTGGTGACGTAGCACAAACTGATTTGGTCAAGACTAACGAGAAGAATGGGATCTTAGATTTCATGAAGATCGTTGAGCGTATGCCTGAATTCGTACTAACTGAATTTGGTATCGAAGACATCGTTCGTTCTGGACTGGTCAAGTCTTATCTCACTAATAAAATTGAACTTGGTATGTGATGTTTCAACATATAGAATGTGATCTTCCTGCACTTGCCAGGAAAAACATTGAAGGAATTAGATTCTACACAGTCAATGACAGACCGATGGTGTCCATCACCTCGGTCACTTCTCACTACAATAAAGAAGTCTTTGTCAAGTGGAGAAAGAGAGTTGGTGCAGCCGAAGCAAACCGCATCACTAAACGTGCTACTAGTCGGGGTACAAAAACTCATTCTTTGATCGAGACATTTCTCTTGAACAAAGAGGTTGAGTTCACAGAACCTGGTCCTAAGATGCTGTTTCAGCAGGCAAAACAGACCCTACAAAACATAAATAATATATACGCTCTAGAAAAGAGCTTGTATAGTGAAGAACTTGGGGTTGCTGGAACAGTAGACTGTATCGCTGAATACACTGGCGAGAACGGCGAACCTGAGTTAGCAATCATTGATTTCAAGACAGCAGAGAAACCCAAACCACGGGATTGGATTGAAAACTATTTCGTACAAGCGTCTGCTTATGCCTGTATGTTCTATGAACGTACTGGTATCCCTGTAAAAAAACTTGTCATCATTATGACATGTGCGAACGGGGAGGTGCAAGTGTACGAAGAGTATGATAAAATGACTTATATGAAACTACTCATCCAATACATTCAAAAATTTGTCGAAGAAAAAATCAATGAGTTCCAAAACTGAAATGCGATCTATTTTGAAGCAAAAGTTCCTGTGCCAGGACAAATTTACTAATGACATAGAAAACCTGGTGAAAAACAATGTTGAGATGAATTACATCGAAGCAATTTGTCATTACTGTGAGACCAATAACATTGAGATCGAATCAGTATCAAAACTCATCACCAAACCTTTGAAAGAAAAACTCAAAGGAAATGCAACACACCTAAATTATTTGAAGAGGACATCCAAAGCAAAGTTTTTTAGTATCTAATGCAACTCAAAGAGTGGACACTTGCTAAAATGTGTAACCATCTTTCGGAAGAAAGATTGTTGGAGGTTAGTAAAAGTGTTGACTATGTAAGAGACCAAAGAGGATTTTGGATTTCTAACTTCAAGCAGGTTACTCCAGAAGAGATAGCATCTCTAGAAGCGGAGAGACCTACCACAAGACTGCTGAGTATTCATGTTATCAACGGGTGCAATCTTGCCTGTCGTGCATGTAATCACAACAGCAGTCTTCTTGGTGTAAAGAGTGGTGTTGACATTGATGCATTGATAGATGACATCAAATCTTTTTTGCCAAAAGTATATGTGTGGAGTCATATTAGTATCATTGGTGGTGAACCATTACTAGAACCACGCACCAGAGAGGTCGTAAAGGTCACCAGAGAGGTCTCAGAGGCAACTGGGCAGACCTGTAACATAAAACTGTTTAGTAACGGTTCACGTCTCTTACAGGAGAAGGAGTGGATCGTTGACGAAATGTTGAAAGGTGTGAACTTCCGAGTAACATTTCATAAACCTTGGTACACTCAGCAAGGATCAGTAAACTGGGAGAACGCAGCAAAATTTATAAGATATTGTAAAGAACGTGGCGCTGACACAGAAAATCTGTTAGAATTTAGTGAGGCGTTCCGTCTGCTTGATGGAAAACCTAGACAGTGGTTTGATATTGTCAAGTATGATATCAAAGATGACCAGATCAAATACTATCCCTTTGAGGAGGGAGATCCTGAGGAAAGTTTCACCCATTGCACGTGCCCAAACAGTCAACTGTATAACGGTCAACTTTGGAAGTGTCCCATGATCTCCTACCTGAGAGAGTCCCTTGATGCTACCAATCAAATGGATGATCCAGAATGGCAGAAGTATTTGTCTTACAAACCCACTAGCATACACTCATCCCAAGAAGAGATTCAACAATCTTTTGATGAGGTAACAAAACCACATTGGATATGTTCCATGTGTCCTCGCAATCCTGTATGGTTCACCGCAACCAAACAGTTGGATGCGAAATTGAAAAAAAATGTCGCTATGCATGATGAAGCAACCTATGACACCATTTGATACTTACAAAGAGTATCTGGCGTACAAAAATCATTTCTCAAAAGAGAAGTATGATTACTTTAGGTATGCTGGTAAGTCTAGAGCAAGTCTTGAGTCTTTTTACAAGAGAAAGGATAGGTACTTCTTTGAGAAGACCTCAAGAAAGTATAAAGATGAAGACATTAGGAACTTTTTTCTTTCTAACTTCATCAGCACTGACAACCCATCAGGTATGTGGATCGGTAACATCATCCGTGGTGGTGAAGGTATCTTCAAAGAATGGCAGCGTCGTCAACAAAGTTTGTTCTACAACTTCAAGGGTACGAACAAAACTATGATGGAGCAGTATGGTCTACAAGTATTCCTTGAACCATCAGATGGTCACCCACCATTGCTCAAAGAATATCTAGCAGGTAATCTAAGTATTGAAGATGTAGTTATCTACGAACAACTGTTTGGATACTGCAAAGATTATGATAAGAAATTAGATGATCCTGTGTGGCATATCATTGGTATGAAAATTCGCAAGTACCTTCCCTTCCTAAATATCGACAAGGAAAAATACAAAGATCAGGTAATCTCTGAACTAAATGAGCAATTTCTTTGAAAGCGAAAATGTAAGTCGTGAGATGACTGAAATCTACGAGTTGCAGAAAGAATTGTATGATGTCATACAAAAGTTTCCATACATGAGTCAAGATGCAAAGTGGGAACATATTGAGACATTGAAAGAACTATTAGAGAAGCAGCAGATAATGTGGACAAGGATGTCATTGTCTGATGATCCTGAAGCGATTGAAATGAAAGAAAAACTTGTTGAAGCGTCGAAAGAAATGGGATTTGGTAACGCTGATATGGGTACCATCTTTCGCAACATGCATAATGTCTTAGAGAAGATGCAAACTCAACTAAAAAAATGATCCGATATGGATCTACACTCAGAGTATCACGATGAATTTGACAGTGATTGGTACGCCACTTTTGCGATGCCTATCGAAGAAATTCGATTACTACATGATCATGTCTGTTACGCGATAAAGACTTGGCCTGGATCACCTGCTCGTCCACCAGAGGAGCAGGAGTTTTTGCTTTCTCTCAAAATAAGACTGTCTGCAATGCTGATGCAATACAACTTTGACATGTTGGATCTGGAGTGATAGAATGCATTTGTATCATGTATTCTCCATCCCAATGCCCAAGAGATTCAACGAACTGAGCAACGTAAAGACACGTCCAGATCTTGTTCCTCAAACAACTACCGAGACACCTAAACCTAGTGGTCTACTGAACAATAAGCATCTTGCATTTGATGCTAACGGCAAAGTGGTCAACCCACGTGAAATGAAAGTGGATCAAGATCGTAAGCGTATGACTGCGATCGCTGCCACTGGATTGATGTTTGTTGTCTTTGGTCAGTTCTACCTGGGATCTGCTATCAACAGTATGTCTAGAAGCATTGACCGTCTTGCTGACACCTCCTTGACAACGGATAAATAAACTGCTATATTATGCAAGCGGTGACAATCCAAACAATCCACCGAATATAAAAAATCTTATGTCTTTCGCAGACCTCAAGAAACAATCTAAACTTGGCAGTTTGACTTCCAAACTGACCAAAGAGATTGAAAAAATGAATACTACTGGTTCCAATAATGCTGATGACCGTCTTTGGAAACTGGAAGTTGATAAAGCAGGCAACGGTTATGCTGTAATCCGTTTCCTCCCTGCACCTAATGGAGAAGAACTTCCTTGGGCAAAGGTGTGGTCCCATGCTTTCCAAGGTCCTGGAGGTTGGTACATTGAGAACTCTCTGACTACCATGGGCAAGAAAGATCCTGTCTCTGAATACAATCGACTGCTGTGGAACAGTGGCACTGACTCAGACAAGGATCTTGCTCGTAAGCAGAAGCGTAAACTCAGTTACACTTCTAACATCTACGTTGTAAAGGACCCTGCTAATCCTCACAACGAAGGCAAAGTCTTCCTATACAAGTTCGGTAAGAAGATCTTTGACAAACTTTCTGCTGCTATGCAACCTGAGTTTGAGGACGAAGAAGCAATTGATCCCTTTGACTTCTGGGGTGGTGCTCACTTCAAACTGAAAGCAAAGAACGTTGCAGGTTATCGTAACTACGATTCCTCTGAGTTTGCTGCACCTTCTCCTCTTCTAGATGACGATGATGCATTGGAAGCACTGTGGA